CAAGCTGAAGGCGCTGGGGCTCACGCCTTCTGAGGAAGCACTCACCTCCTACGGCAACACCGCCACGGCGATGGGGAAATCCCTCAATCAGATGATTGAAGCCGTGGCCGATGCCGCTACCGGGGAATTCGAGCGCCTGAAAGAATTCGGGATTAAATCCCGCGCACAGGGCGATCAGGTGACCTTCACTTTCCAAGGCGTCAGCACCACGGTAGGCAAAAATGCCAAGGAGATTGAGGGATATTTACGCTCTATCGGCGATGTACAATTCGCCGGTGCCATGAAGGAACAGGCCGGAACGCTCAACGTGGCGCTATCCAACATGGGGGATGCGTTTTCCAAGCTGGTAAAAGCCATTGGCGATGCAGGCCTGACCGATATTCTTATTTTCATTGCCGATAAAATCAAATGGCTGGCGCAGCTGATTACCGATTCGATTGAACCGTTCCGGCTGGGCTTCAAGGCGTTTATCGCGGAAGTGATAAAATTCGGTCGGCTATTCATCGCCGTATTTGAGGGCGTGGGCGATGCGTTCAACGCCTTTGGTGATGCTATTTCCGCCCGTTTCGAGGCGTTGGGCAAAGACCTGGCCGCCTTCGTGGAAAATCCGCTGGGCGGTGTTTCTTTCGAGAATACCCGCGCCGCGCTGGAAACCGGCCTGCTCGATGCGATGGGAACCGCGTTCGATAAGGCGCTGGCGGAGGCGCAGGAGTTCAATAACGCCATTGATGCGGAGATTCAGGACGCCGCCGCGAAAATTGTGGAGGCACGCGCCGCTAAAAACCAATCGCTGGATGGATTGTTCGGCGAAACCGCCACCCCGGAAAAGGTGGAGGAAACCGCAAAAGCCGTCAAAGGGCTGAATAAGCTGCAACAGGAAGCAAAGCGCATCTTCGAGGCCACGCGCACGCCGCTGGAGCGATACAACGAAGAAATGGCGCAGCTGAACATGCTGCTGGAGAAAGGCTATATCAATCAGGACACGTTCGGGCGGGCGGTGGAACAGGCAGGCGAACGACTGGGCAAAGCCAGCAAGAAAACCGGCGAAACCATCGAAGGCGAGTTTGCCCGCATTGGGGAGTCGATGGAAGGCACCATCGCCGATTCGCTGGATGCTATCGGCGGGCGCTTTGACAGCTTTGGTGATTTCTTCAAAGGCTTCCTATCCGACCTGAACCGCACCCTGCTGCAATATGCCCTGAAAGATTTAGGCATCTCCGGCAAAGGCGGCATCATCGACGGCCTGTTCAGTTCCATCGGCGGGTTATTCGGCGGTGGCGGCAGCGGCGGAGGTGGCGGCTTCGGCGGGATGCTCTCCAGCATCGGCAATTTCTTTGGCGGCTTTTTCGCGGACGGCGGCAGGCTTCAGCCCGGTAAATTCGGCATCGTTGGCGAGCGCGGTCCCGAAATGGCCTTCGCCGGTAACGTGCCGATGCACATTATGTCCGGCATGGGCATGGCTCCGGCTCCGATCACGGTCAATATGAATATCCAGACGCCGGACGTTCGCAGCTTCCGCCAGAGCCAAGGGCAGATTGCGGCGGATATGGCGCGTTCGATTGAGCGGGCAAGGAGGAACCTATGAGCTTCGCAGAAATCCAATTCCCCAGCGACATCAGCTATGGCGCGACCGGCGGACCCACTTTCTTAACGGACGTGGTGGCCACCGTATCCGGCCATGAGCAGCGCAACAGCAAATGGAGCCAAGCGCGTGCGCGGTATAACGTCGCTTCTGGCGTGAAAACCGAAACGCAGTGGCAGGCGCTGATTGCCTTCTTCCGAGCGCGGCGTGGCAAGGCGGTGGGATTTCGCTTCAAGGATTGGGGCGACTATAAGGCCATTAACCAGCCTTTGCTTGCGCTGGGCGGCAATGATTACCAGCTGGTGAAGCAGTATGTCAGCGGCGCGGTGGTATCCGAGCGCGTGATCAATAAGCCGGTATCTGGCAGCATCAAACTCTACAAAGATAGCATTTTGCAGGCCAGTGGCTGGAGCATTGATACTGCTACGGGCATTATCACTACCGCTCTGACTGGCACGCTTACTGCGGATTTTGAATTTGATGTGCCGGTGCGCTTCGATACCGACGAACTGGCGCTTTCGCTGGATAGCTTTGATGCGGGCAGCTGGAACAGCATACCACTGATTGAGGTGCGCGTATGAGAGTGATTTCCCCACAACTGGAAGCGCATTTTGGCAGCGGCCTGACAACACTTGCCACCTGCTGGCGGCTTACGCGGCAGGACACGACCGAGCTAGGCTTTACCGATCACGATCAGGCGCTGGTGATAGATGCGCTGGAATATGACTCCATCGCCGGGTTCACGCCCACCACGGTGGAGAGCAAATCCAATATGAGCGTGGATAACCTTGATCTGGAGGGGCAAACGTTTCCTTCCAAAATCACGGAATCTGATTTGCTGGCTGGCCTCTATGACTATGCCGAGGTTGAAATCTTCATGGTGAATTATGAGGATTTATCTCAGGGCAAGTTGGTGGTAAAGCGCGGGCGGCTGGGTGAAGTGACGCTGAACGCGCAGATGTTCCATGCCGAAGTGCGCGGCCTGACGCAGCATTTAAGCCAGACGATTGGCGAGGTCTATTCACCTTCCTGCCGCGCCGTGCTGGGTGATAGCCGCTGCAAGGTGAATCTGGCTGGCGTCACTGTGACTACCACCATCACGGAAGTGCTGAATAACCAGACGTTCAAGGCTTCTGCGCTTACGCAGGCGGTGGGTTGGTTTACCGGCGGCGAAGTGGAATGGACATCCGGCAATAATGACGGGCGGCGCATGGAAGTGAAAGAATTCGCCTCCGCGCAGGTGGTGCTGGCGCTGCCGATGGGAAAATCACTTCAGGTGGGTGACGGATTTAAGATCATCGCCGGGTGCGACAAGACACACGAAACCTGTCAGGGGAAATTCAGCAATATCCTTAATTTTCGTGGCGAGCCGTATGTTCCCGGTGTGGATGCGCTACTCACTACCGCTGGAACCATGAGTAAGGGAAACCGTAATGGCTAGAATTGAAACACAACTTTGATAAGCTGTAATATAAATGCTTCGGCTTCCAACAGCGTCATAGGATTAGGAGGGGGCTGATCGTTTGATGTGCCATGGCGTGCTTGATCTCTTGCTGCAACAGGATGGTTGGCGGTTCGGGTAAAGCGTGTTCTGTCACTTTTAATGGAATGTTTTTCAATGGCAGGTTCGTTATGCTGTTTTAGCAACTCATAGATACGGTAGAGATCATCCCAATTGGCCTCCCTTTGAAGTAAGCGTAGTATTTTTAGAAGCACTTCATCATTAATCGCTCTTGTAAGTATATAGTCTTCTACAGCTAAATCACTGCTAGGCACAGTACTTTGTGCAAGAAATGGCCAGTAATATTCATCATCTTGTAGCGTCAAAATAACATCATGTATTGGTCGAACCCCGCTCAATTCATATTTATAAAAACGATCAAATATCAATCTCCAAGGCGAATTGCGGATTTTCTGAACGCTATTAAATAGAGCACCTAAAGATAAAAGTATTTTAATTGCTTTCTGGTCAGTCTCCGCTGCCTCTGCGTGTGCTGAAAAAAACTCAAATTGAGATGGAAAGTCGTCTTCCGTTTCTTCCGCAATATGAAAATTAGAATAGGAACAGTCTGCCCAGCTTTGTGAAGCGGAGTGCGGTCTTAGGACACCTGTGTACTTGAATGGATAACTCATGAGCCAGAAGATAACACCAGATATGATTGTCCTACAAGCCCGGACATGGCTCGGTACGAAGTATCATCACCAAGGGCGCTTAAAGAAATCCAAGGCTGGCGCTGGTGGGGTGGATTGCATCGGCCTAATTATCGGTGTGATTGACGAGCTGGGCTTGCAGGATGGCGAAGGCAATCCGCTCTCCCGGCATGATGAGTTTAATTATTCCATGTATCCGGAGCGCGGGCGGCTGGTGGGCGCAATCCAGCGGCACTTACGCGAAGTGCCGATCGAGCAAATGACGCAAGGCGATGTGCTGTTATTTCGTACCTTTCGCGATCCGCAGCATGTTGGCTTTTTAACCAATTATCCCACCGGCGGCGCTGGGCTGATCCATTGCAATTCCAGCGCTGGGCGCGTGGTGGAACAACCGATCTCCGATGCGTGGCTGCGAATGCTCACTCACGCATACCGCTTCAAAACGAAACAACTTGAACCGCTGAAGAAGTAACTCATGGCTGATATTGTATTACCTGTTGTCGGTGGCACGGTGGGCTTCGTGCTGGGCGGACCATCTGGCGCGATCCTCGGTGCCAACATTGGCAGTATGGCGGCTGGCGCTTTCTTCCCGAAAAGCCAGCGCGTGCAGCTTCCAACTCAGGAAGGACCGCGTTTGGCTGACCTCCGGGCGCAGATTTCGACCTACGGGAATATCATTCCAAGGGTGTATGGCACGATGCGGCTGGCCGGGAACGTCATCTGGTCAACCGACATTAAGGAAGTACGCAGCGAGAAAACTACCACACAAACTTCCAACGGTGGCGGCAAAGGTGGTGGCGGCGGCAAAACCACTACCAGCCAGACCACGATTTCCTATGAGTATTTTGTCACGCTGGCGATAGCCATTTGTGAGGGTGAGATTGATGAAGTGATCCGTGTTTGGGCGGATAGTAAGGTGCTGACGGAAGCGGAACTCTCCTCTGCGCAGGGCAAATACAACATCCATTTTGGCGATGAAGCTCAGGCCGTGGATGACATTATGGCCAAATACCTGCCTGCTGGAACTATCCCCGCACATCGCGGCATGGCTTATGTGGTGATCGAAGATTTCCCGCTGGCAGCATACGGCAACCGCATCCCAAACTTCACCTTTGAAGTGCGTCGTACGGTGAAATTTAGCCCCAGCGTGGAAGATAAGGTCAAAGACATCGTCATGATCCCCGGTGCGGGTGAGTTTGTCTATAGCACGCAAGTCACCAGCAAGCAGGATGGCTATTACGCCTATTTCGGCGGGGCGTTCACTCCATCGGGCGATAAGCAGTCCATCAACATGCACAATTACGACGGCAAAGCCGATGTGCAGGTGGCGCTGGATCAGCTGATCAAAAACCTACCGAATCTGGAATGGGTAGCGGTGGTGGTGACATGGTTCGCCACTTCCACAGATGCTGGAGCCTGCACGATCATCCCTAAAGTGGAATTCCAAGGCACTACACAAGTATTGCCACAAGATTGGAGCGTGGCGGGTATTAGCCGCGCTTCGGCTCAAACGGTGCTGTTTTTCGATGAAGATACGCCAACCTATGGCGGCACGCCTTCCGATCACACGGTGGTGCAACTTTGTGCGGAACTCAAAAGCCGTGGCCTGAATGTCATGCTTTATCCCATGCCGTTCGTGGATACGATTACGCCGGTGCCGAAGCCGTGGCGCGGGCGCATCGAGCCTGCAAACGCCACCGATGCGGCCAGCTGGTTCACCAAAACCAACGGCTATAATGCTTTCATCATGCACTATGCCAATCTGCTCAGTGGTGATGTGGATGCGTTTGTCATCGGCTCGGAGCTGATCGGCATGACCGGTTTTACCGACTCGCCCGGAAGCTATCCGGCGGTGGCGCAGCTGGTGAGTTTAGCAGGCAGTGTAAAAGCCGCCATGCCCGGAACACTAATCACCTATGCCGCCGACTGGAGCGAGTATCACAGCACGGGCGGCTGGTTTAACCTCGATCCGCTGTGGGCTTCAGCCAATATCGACTTTGTGGGTATTGATAGCTATTTCCCGCTGACGCCAGACCTGCCGCAAATTCAGATCACGCCGGAGCTTATCACCGAATATTGGGAGAGCGGCGAAGGCTGGGATTATTACTTCGCGGATTCGGTGGCTCGCACCGGGCAAACCAGCTATGGCGGTGATCCGACCTACGCATGGAAAAACCTCGAACACTGGTGGAAGAACACGCATGTAAACCCGAATGCGGTGGCGACCGCATGGACTGCCAAAATGAAACCCGTGTGGTTTACCGAGTTCGGCTTTCCTTCGGTGGATGGCTGCACCAACCAACCCAACGTGTTCTATGATCCCACTTCCAGCGAGAGTTTTTTCCCTCGCGGCTCCAAAGGCCGCGTGGATTTTCAGGCGCAGCGCGTGGCGCTTGATACCACGCTCGATTATCTGGAAGCGCGGGAGACTGCCTCCGGCAATGCTGGCCTTGTGGCGCGGCGCTTTATCTGGACGTGGGATGCTCGCCCGTTCTCTTTCTGGCCTGATCTGGAAGGCGTCTGGCAGGATTCCATCCTCTGGGCAACCGGCCATTGGGTGAACGGCAAGCTGGGCGCGTCCACGCTCGGCGCGGTGGTGGCGGAGTTACTGCAAGCTGCTGGCCTCACGCCTTCGGATTATGACGTCACCCGCCTGACTGCCTCGCTGGAGGGGTATATTGTCCAGCAGCCCATCACGGTGCGAAACGCCATTGAGCAGCTTACAGCCGCGTTCTTTTTCGATGTGGTGGAAAGTGATGGCATTCTTAAATGCGTGCCGCGTGGCAATGCGTCGGTGAAATCCATCCCGGAAGCTGACCTCATCCCCAGCGCCAAAAGCGGCGTGCAGGATGTACTGGAGATCCATTACGCGCAGGAGCTTGAATTGCCCCAGCGCGTCAATGTGACCTATCTCGACCGGCCATTTAATTACGACCCGGTAACGCAAACCTCCCAGCGCCAGACCACCAAGGCGGTGGATCAGGTGACGATGAACCTGCCGATTGTGATGGGTGCGACGCAGGCCAAGCAGGTAGCAGACATCACCCTCTATGGCACATGGAAGGAGCGCCTGAGCTTTAGCCTGACCGTGCCACCCAAATATGTACGGCTGGAACCAACCGACGTCATCACCGTGACCGTTTCCGGGGTGGCGCATGAAATGCGCGTCATCAAAACGGACATGGAAGCTAACGGCCTGATGAAGATCAGCGCCGTGGCGGAGGATGTGAGTTCCTACGATTTTTACACCCCAGCGGGTGAGACATCGCGCAACATCACGCCGCCGGTGCTGGTGCCGGACACATTGCTTCAGTTTGTCGATGCGCCACCACTGCCAACCGATACCGCGACGAATCAGGGGTTGCTGCGCTTTGGCGTGGCTCCCGATGGTGCGGATTGGAACGGCGCGGCGATCTATCTTTCCGATGATGGTGGCGAAGCTGGTGGAAACACCTTCAACTTGTTGGCTGGTCTGGAAGGTGCGGCCACGTTCGGCGCGATCATCACCAACCTGCCAGCTGGTATCACGGAAACGTGGGATCAGGTCAATCAGGTGGAAGTAGTGCTGACTGCCGGAAGCCTCGCCAGTGTCAGTGAATTGGCCGTGCTGAACGGAGCGAATGCTGCTTTAATCGGTGACGAGCTGGTGCAATTCCAGAATGCGGAATTGATCGGCGAAAGGACGTATCGCCTTTCCCGGCTTTTGCGGGGGCGGCAGGGTACGGAATGGGCGGTGGGTAGTCATACCGCCGGGGACAGGTTCATCCTGCTTTCTCCGGCGTTATATACGACGGCAATCGCTAATAACCTGATCGGGCGGCAGCTGTTCTACAAAGCGGTAAGCGTTGGCAACTCGCTGGGTAATACCGACGAGGTGGCTTTCACATACACCGGGCGAAGCCTAAAACCTTTCGCGCCGGTGCATGTGACGGGTGTGCGCGATGGCTCCGGTAACCTCACCATTAGCTGGGTGCGCCGCTCCCGCGTCGATGCGGAATGGCGCGATGGGGTGGACATTCCGCTGGGCGAGGAAAGCGAACGCTACGAGGTGGAGATTATGGACGGCAGCACAGTAGTGCGAACGGTTGCCACCACCACCCCAACCGCAAGCTACAGCGCCGCTGACCAGACTACCGATTTCGGCAGCCCGCAAAGCAGCGTCAGTGTGAAAGTGTACCAGCTTTCCGCCGTGGTTGGCCGGGGACACGCCGCCAGCGCCAGCATTTAACCAACAGTACCGGAGGATTTCATGTCTCAGACCGCACGTCTGGGCTTGCCTTATATTGTCTCAGGCCAAGCCCAAAAGGAAGTCACCCATAATGAAGGGCTGAATAAGCTCGATGCGTTTGTCACGCCGGTGGTGGCGGATATTGCAGATAGCCCGCCCGGAAGCCCGGCGGCGGGTGATCTGTATATCGTTGGTAGCAGCCCATCCGGGGATTTCACCGGACACGCCAACCAGCTGGCGCAATACCAGACTGGTGGCTGGGTGTTCTATGCGCCGTTCAAATGGATGGATGCGGTGGTGGAATCGCTGGATTCGCGCATGGCCTATGATGGCTCGGCTTGGGTTCCCTTCGGCCTGATTATGCGCGATGGCGGCGAATACATGCGTGTGCTGCGCTGGCAGGATGACGTTGACCTCAGCCTTGGCGATGAAACCGCCATGCTAATTCCCAACCGTTCAACTGTGCTGGCCGTGAATACGCGAGTGATGGAAGCAGTCACCGGCACGGTCACCAGCTTCGGCGTGGGCGTATCCGGCGATACGTCGCGCTATGGCAACGGTATCGGCACGGGCGCGGATTCTACCAATATCGGCCTAACTTACCACCCGGTCAGCTACTACAGCGATACACCGCTTCTTCTCACGCCTGACGCCGGTTCCTTCAGCGGCGGGCTGGTGCGGATCAACGTGCAATATCTGGCCTTCCGTGGTCCGTGGCACTGGTAATCACTATGGCAACCGCATTTGGATACCAGAGAGTGTTTAACGACCCCTTGGCCAAGGAGTTCCGCAAAATCCTATCGGTGGAGCCTCCTTAGCGTAGCAACCGTAGCAAGTGTAGCGCACCGGCAGATGTAGCAATCGTAGCAGGTGTAGCAGTAGCAACCGCCCTCTGAGGCGGTTTTTTTATACCCCAAATTATGGAGCAACTTATGACCGAAAACCAAGAAGCAGAACATTTGAACGTGCATGTCGCCGTATGCGCGGAGCGTTACAAGGCGCTCGAAGACAGGCTGGATCGCATCGAGCGTGTCATGTGGTGGATGCTTTCCACCCTGATTATGGCGCTGGGAGGAATGCTCTTCCAGCTTTTCGTTCTATTTAGTGGGAGGGTGTCATGATTACTTTACTTGGTTCTTTGCTAGGCTTCCTGTCGGCGGCCTTTCCCGATTTCCTGAAGCTGTTTCGTGACGCGCAGGATCGCAAGCACGAGCTTAAAATCCTCGAATTGCAGATGCAGCAACAGGCGCAAGGCCACGCCAACCGGCTGGAGGAAATCCAGACGCAGGCCGACATTGCCGAAAGCCGCGCCCTCTACCGCACCTATAACACCGGCATCCGCTGGGTGGATGCGCTCAACGGCACGGTGCGCCCGGTCATCGCTTACAGCTTTTTCATCCTCTATGCCGTGGTGAAGGCGATGCAGTTTTCCGCTGATCTGCCTTGGCTACTGTGGACGGAAGAAGATCAGGCCATTTTCGCAGGCATCATCAGTTTCTATTTCGGCCAACGCGCCATGAGCAAGATGCGGGGCGGGAAATGAGACACGTTACCGAAGATGGATTGCGCCTGATCCGGCGCTTCGAGGGATTTTCCGCCGTGCCGTATCTCTGTCCCGCCGGTTACCTGACGGTGGGTTACGGGCATGTGGTCAAGAACCCCGCCGCTTTCCGTCAGCCGATCACCGAAGACGAAGCCACGGAGATACTGGTGCTGGACATACAGAAGGCGGAAAAAGCAGTGCTGCGTCTGATTACCGTCCCGCTCTCGGATGGCCAGTTCGATGCGTTGGTATCCTTCACCTTCAATCTCGGCTCCGGGGCGCTGCAACGCTCCACGCTCCGCCGCAAGGTCAACCGTGAGGATCACGACGAAGTACCGGCGGAATTTCTGCGCTGGGTATGGGCTGGCGGCAGGAAGCTGAAAGGCCTGAT